CGTACCTATGTTTCAAAAAAGGTAGTCTAAAACCTTTGCTCATGAGTGATTCAGGAGCATGTGAGGTTGATGATGAGTACGTTGAAATTTTGAAAATGTGGGACTTAGTCCACGCTGGAAATCTAACTAAAATCATGGGGAAGACTGAAGCTGAATTCGTCAACAGGCTCGAGACACTTACGTCTCGCCTAAAGACGATGAAGGAGTCGCTTCACGGATTTGATAAGAGATTGGTTATGCAAAAGATTGAGAGGCTCGCGCTGATCATAAATGATTACACCACTCTCAAGATTTCCAGTGGAATTCGAGAAGCACCATTTGCCGTAGAGTTGTATGGAGATTCTGGTCAGGGTAAAACCTCATTGGGTGATATCATTGTTTCTGCCATGTTGGCAGAAATGGATTACCCACAAGGGCTTGAATACCGAGCAATTATCAATCCGGACGAGAAATATCAATCGACATGGTTCACCAACAAAACGGTGGCTATTTTCGATGATATCGCCAACACCAAGGCGCAGTTTTCAGAGGGTTCACCCCTCCGACTGTTGATTGATTTTTGCAATAACCAAACGGCTGTGGCTGCGAAGGCAGATATACAGGATAAAGGCAAATGTTTCATTGAGCCCAAGTTGGTGCTTGCCACGACCAATAAGAAGAATTTGGACGCTGGTGTGTTTTCCAATTGCCCGTATTCCATCCAGAGAAGAATGGATGTGATTATCACGGTTAGGGCCAAGAAACAATTTCAGCGATTGGACACGAGAGGTCGTCCTTGTGGTATTGATGCGGAGAAAGTGATAGCCTCACAAACAGTTGATGGCGTTCACTTACAACCGAACATTGATGATATTTGGGAATTAACGCTTGAAAAAGCTGTTTGCCCCAATAAGATAACCACAGTTGCTGATTATGAGCCGATTGTTTGGAAGGGAAAACCCATGGTTGATGTCTCTGCTCAAGAAGCCGTCGAGTATTGTTGCGAACAGTTCCGTAAGCACTCTGAACATCAGAGATTGCTTGTGGAACGTTTTGCCACAAGAAAAGATCGCTTCGTTAAGTGTGAGACCTGCAACAAATTGACAGATTTTTGTAAATGTGGTCACCTAAGATTATCCGATAGTGAAAGTGGAACATTGCAGTAGGCTCAACAATTGTTGAGCACGCCAGAAGACGCAAGTAGTACCTCGGATATCTCGGAAGCCACACAGGAATCGTATTCACTAGCAGAGGAAAGACCAGGATGGGTTAAGATGCCCAAACCACTCTGCGATAAGTGTCAAGGATTTGAACATCCCGGCGAACCGTGCCAAGAAAGGTGCGCAGATTGCTGTCGAGATTCGAATTATTGCATTTGTCGCAATGAACCCCACATGGGGGGTTTGGGTTGGACCATGGGGCACGCATTGTACACTGTTGGCTGCACTGCTCGTAATGTTTTCTTTAAGGAAGTGAAAACAGTCGAGAAGAAGACTGGAGAGTGGTTGTATGACAATGGTTTAAAGTTGTACGAAGCCCACCATTGGGTGCAATTGTTACCATTAGATTGGTTTGATCACCCATGGTGCAAGAGTACATACGAGAACAAATTGAGCACAAGGCAGTATTCTGGATTTGGTTCTGGATTTACTTTGCATGTATCGTTTGTCTCGTTTGTGCTTTCGCATGTCCCATTGGAACTCCACTTTATTTATTTATGTACTTTAGCTTTTCGCGAAATTTCTCAGAAGTTGTGATCAACATGTATCTGCAGAAGATTCGTGATATTCATGGCAACATTCCCCGCATCGTAAAGAAGGTGCGAGACGGATATGGCAAGAATTTTGTTAAGTACGTTATAGTGGGTGGAGGATTGGTGCTTTTAGTCAAAGTGTTGAAGGCCATCTGGTTTTACTATCAAAACGGAGATAAAGCACCACACGGTTCACTGCAGCCAACTACTGAAGAGGAAGTAAAACAGCGAGATGCTGAAACTAATCAGTGGGTTCAAGTTGAATACGAGCCATTACCGGAAGAAGACGGTGACTGTACATCAGTTTCGAGTCTGGAGGCAGTCGTTTGGAAGAAT